GGATTACAGGTGATCCAGGCACAGGAAAAACGCTTTTACTCTATGATATTGCACGAGATTGCGCGGATAATTGGAAGTGTTGTTTGGTTCATTGTGGAGTTTTAACCTCAGGACACACAGAGCTTAGTTTGAAAATAGCTAATCTTGATATTGTCTCTGCTAAAGAGATTAGTTCTACTTTCAATTTTTCGCAGTACAAGTATGTTTTCATAGATGAAAGTCATCGTTTTTATAAAAGCCAATTCGAGATTGTTGTTAAAAAGACTATCGAACAGAATCTATGGACTGTATTCTCCTACGATAAAAACCAAACATTATCTAAAGCCGAGAGAAAAGCTGACATTGCTACAGCAATTAGTAAATTACCAAATTACTCAGAGTTCAAGTTATCAAATAAGGTAAGATCAAACCCAGAGATAGCTTCATTTATCAGAAAACTTATGAATTTGCATGCTGGTGAATCATTTGAGTGTTATCCATCGGTGGATATTAGATATGCAAGAGACGAAGAAGAAGCTAAGTTATTCATAAATGAATTTAAGAGATTGAAGTACACATTTATAAACTATACTTCATCGCGTTATTGTAGATGTTCTCATGATGTATATAGATCACTTTATAATACTCATTATGTAATTGGCCAAGAGTTCGATAATGTACTAATGGTGATGGATAACATATTTAATTATAATAGTGAAGGTAAATTAGTCGGTAAAGAGCATCCAAATCCGGATTATATATATAGGCAATTGCTTTTCCAAGGATTAACACGAGTTCGAGAAAAGTTAGCGATAGTAGTTGTTAGAAATGATGAGTTATTTAGCAATATTCTAACAATTCTGAATTAATATAGGGAACAGCTAATAATGTGTAACGTATTACAATAACTTCAATCAATGAAATAAAAGCTTAAGTGGTTATTAGTGGTCTAAACAGTTAATCCTAGTAATATGAATTTGTATAATATATCGACTTTGCTTTATTTGCAAGGTCTTTTATTTTTATATAAACCACGTATTATTGTGTCGAATCTGGATGTCGAAACTTCTATTAAAAATATTCGCTTGTTCGATTTACAACTATTGACAGGCGCGATACAATAAAATAGAACATATGTTCAGGAACATAAGTTCTTGTAATGCGGAGGTGATGTCATGAAAACCTAGTAATACCAACGTGTTCAGACATGCGACTACAATGTAGCATAACAAGTATCCAAGAAATGGGATACCAAGAGGAACCAATGAAAGAATTAAGAAGCGACTACAGGCCTCAAGTCCATTACACCCAAGAACAAAAGACTAAGACGCCACATAAGGTGGAGCCGGAGCAGCCAATGCCAATCAAAGTCAAACCATACTTGCACCAGATTATCGGCTACAACTTAGCCTGCAGAATCCTCGGTATCTTTGAGGGAGGTGGTTAAGATCTCAAAAGAAGAAGCCAAATCAAAAGGCGTAGCACTTTTGATGGAATGAAATGGGCTGCGGCAAGACAATCACTACTATCGCAGTTTTAGGAAGAGCATACCTAAACAACAAGATAAAGCGAGCTCTCATCATAGCTCCTAAGTCCATCGTTGGAGTGTGGCAGGAGGAGTGCGTAAAATTCTCAAGTATTCCGTATCTACTACGAATCTTAACAGGAAGCAGCCTTCAGAAAGTGCAGCAACTGAAAACAATTTTCGGGGCTGGACTTCAAGTAGCAGTAGTCAACTACGACAGCGTACCACTAATCGAGGATGAGCTTCTTAAGTGGTCACCGGACTTCATCATAGCAGACGAGTCAACAAGGATTAAGAACCCAGGAGCCAAGACCAGCAAGGCAGTGCACCGAATTGCTAGGAAATGCAGATACAGGATGATCCTCACAGGGTCACCAGTAACTCGGAATCCACTGGACCTTTACTCACAGTACAAGATGCTGGATGAAAGCATCTTTGGAAGCTCCTTCTACGCATTCAAGAACCGGTATGCGACCCTTGGAACATTCCACCAACCTGTAGCTTATAAGAACATGCCAGAGCTCATAGAGAAGGCACACTCAATAGCCTACAGAGTAACAAAGGCGGACGCTCTGGACCTTCCAGAGACAATCGACGAGATACATCCCATAACACTCGAACCTAAATCACTAAGACAGTACAGAGAGTTTGTAAAGGACTCATACCTGGAATTATCCAAGGGCGAGGTAACAGCCACAAACATACTGACAAGGATCCTAAGGCTTCAGCAGATGACCGGAGGATTCATCAGGGCAGACGATGAAACAGAGAGATACGAGCAGGTATCAAGTGCCAAGCTTGAAGCTCTGGAAGATATCCTGGACTCAGTTCTAGAATCAGGAGAAAAGCTGGTTGTAATGGCCAGGTTCATCCCGGAGATAGAACAGATCAAAAAGCTCTTTGAAAACAGAATGGTCGGGCACGCTACTATCCACGGAAGTACAAGAGATAGGGCAGAAGAGATCCGGCGCTTCCAGGAGGACCCAGAATGCAGAGTCTTCTTGGGACAGATACAAACCGCGTCAATGGGGATAACCCTGACTGCAGCAAGCAACTGCGTCTTCTACAGTCTATCCTACAACTACGCAGACTACATTCAAGCAAAGGCCAGGATTCATAGGATTGGCCAGAAGAGCAAATGCGTGTACATTCACTTGATTGCTAAAGGAACTATCGACGAAACTGTACTTACTGCCCTCCAGAAGAAGGAGGATATCGCACACTCTATCGTGGACAACTGGAAGAACATCATCACATAAGGGGAGGGGAGGAACATAGAGAATGAGATTTTCAAACTATCTGACAAGCTAAAGGAGCTCAGAAGCGTAAAGAAGCAAGTGGAGGATGAACTAAAATTCATTAACAAAACAATCGATGAAACAGACCAGAGACTAACTGAACTAATGATTAGCAATGAGACACAGAGCTTCAATCGCAGCGGTACACTATTTTACCTTAACACCAAAATCTACGCATCCGCTGCTGGAGAGAAGAAAGAGGAGCTTTTTGAAGCCCTCAAGAAACAAGGGTATGGATCCCTTGTGGTTGAGACTGTCAACGCAAACAGTCTGTCTGCCTTCGTCAAAGAGCAGATATTAGAAAATGAGGATTTATTACCCAATTGGCTTGAAGGCAAAGTAAACGTATTCGAGAGGACCACAGTTGGGGTCAGGAAGGCTTAAAGCACCTGATGCAAAGAAACAAAGAAGCAAAGAAGCAAAGAAGCAAAGAAGCAAAGAAACGAAGAAAATAAGTGCATTGAAGCATTAATTATAGTGAGGAGGACATAAAGAATGAAAGAGAAAGAAAATGAAATCATGGTGCCAGTAACAAATGAGGGATTCCTGAAGCTAGTGGATGTAAACCTGGCAGATAACCTGAGTGAGGAGCTTGCAGGCATGGACCTGAGCTTTGAGAGAGTAAAGATACCTACAGGAGGATCAACAGTTTTTGAGATACCTGGTGATGATTCCAATGAAACAGTTACGGTTAGGTCCTTTAAGGCAGTCATCCTTTATCATCATCCAGTCCAGGCATTTTATAAGAGCAAGTATTCAGGAGGTAATCTTCCACCAGATTGTGGCAGCTATGATGGAATAAGTGGTCAAGGAGAACCAGGAGGAGCATGTTCATCTTGCCAGTACAATAAATTTGGAAGCGGAGAGAACGGCAGCAAAGCATGTAAAGAAAGGCGAAGGATATACCTTCTCACTGAAGGAAGCATACTTCCAGTGATCATAACTTTGCCAACAGGATCCATAAAGGAGTTCAACAGGTACGTCCTTAAACTCTATGGAAAGGGTCAGAAAACAGGAATGGTTGTTACTAAGTTCACTCTGAGAAAGGTCACAAACAGCGGAGGAATAGCTTATTCACAGGCTCAGTTCTCAGTTGATAGGAAGCTTACAGAAGAGGAGCTCAAAATAGTGGCGAAAGTTTCAGAGGATGTCAAATACCTTAGTGGCAAGATCAGCTACGAAGTTGATGGTGTCGACGATAATGAGAATCCATTCATAGACGTAGAAACAGGGGAGATTCTGGACAAATTCAGATAAGAGGAATTGTAACGGAGCAGGTTAGCTGCCTGCTCCTCCTATAAGGAGATAGCATGACAGACTACAAGTGTGTAAGGACACTGAAGGAATTAAAAGAATACATAGGAGACCGCATGATATTTTCCTTCGACATTGAGACCTCGCCTAATGATGAGCATAGAGGTGAGGAGCTTGCAGCTCTTGATCCCCACAAATCAAGCATCACCGGAGTGTCATTCAGTGTCAGCGAAGGAACTGGAATTTATGTGCCCCTTCGCCATGGTAGAGGAAACAACGTTACAAATATGCAGGATGTTGAATCCTATATTGCAAAAATACTGACGGACAAAAACAGGATAAAAATAGCGCATAACTTAGCCTTCGAAACAATGTTCTATTACCACCAAGGGACAGTGATCCAAGAGCCTTGCTACGATACCATAGCAGCTAGCCAGTTGACACTTAAGACAGAGACTGAGTTCAGAGAACTGAAGGACAGTGGACTTAAGAAACTGGTGCCAGAGATGTTTGGTATTGAGATGCCAAGCTTCGCTGATGTTACTGCAGGCAGGCACTTTGACGAGCTGGATCCAGATCACGATGAAACCATCAGTTATGCTTGTGCAGATTCAGACTACACTTTAAGGCTATACCACCTATTCAACGAGTGGTTCGATAAGTACATGCCAAGCCATAGATATATTGTGGAGAAGGTAGAATCGCCAACAGCAATCTTTGTCGGCATGATGAAGCATAACGGAATTCTGGTAGACATTGACCTGATGCTTGAGAAGAAGGCAGAGGCTGAAGAGAAGCTAAGCCAGTTGAGGCTAGAAATCTCGGATATGATCGGAGAGGTCAATCTAGGGCTTAATGCTGCAACGAAGGAGTTCAAGGACTTTCTGTACACGGAGCTGGAGCTCCCAGTTCTAAAGACCACTGAGAAGTTTAACGAGGCTGCAGACGACGAAGCTCTGATGCTCCTAGCAGACTGGAGCAAGGATAACAGACCGGAACTTGCACCACTATTTGATAAGACCATGGAGTTTAGGAAATGGGGAAAACTAAAGTCAACTTACATAGATGGCTACTTAACCCAGGTTAATGATGCCACCGGTAGGATACATCCTAACTTCTTTCAGTTAGGCACAGAGACAGGACGCTTCGCCAGCAGGAAACCTAACCTACAGAACATACCCAGAAAGGGCAATGACCGTGTGGGAGTGCGTAACTTCTTCAAGGCAGCTGATGGCTACAAGTTCTTGGACCTTGATTTTTCTCAGATTGAGCTAAGGGTCGGAGCATACTACTGCCGTGATGCTAAGATGCTTGAAACCTACAGTAATGGTGGAGACATTCACGCTCAAACTACATCGGTTATCTACAGCATACCGTTTGAGGAGGCTGTGGATACCGGACACAATGACTACAAGGAAAGACGAAGCATAGCCAAAAATTCTAATTTCGGAGTGTTTTATGGCCTTTATCCAAAGGGACTACAGCGTAACCTGCAGTTCAAAGCAGGGCTAATAAAGACCGAAGAAGAATGTGCCAAGATAATAAACAACCTGAAGTCAGGTTATCCTGGACTAACCAGGTGGCAGAATGACACAAAAAGAATGGCTAAGCACAAAAGATACAGTGAGACTGCCCTTGGCCGTAGAAGGTACCTAAAAGGCATCCTGAGTACTGAGTGGGGTGTCAGGTCCTATTGGGAGAGGTGCGCCTTAAACACGCCGATACAGGGCACAGCAGCAGATATACTTAAGCTCTCAATGAGTAGACTTATAGAAGGTCTAAACGAGAGACCTTACATCAGGCCGCTACTTACAATACACGACGAGCTTGTATTCGAAGTACCAGAGAATAAGGTACAAGAGGCATATAACTTCGTAAAAGACTGCATGGAGATAGTTCCTTTTGAGGGATTCGATGTGCCGATCGTAGCTGAAGGAGCCATAGGAGACCGATTTGGAAGCATGGAGGAGCTAGGATGATAGAACGTAAGAAATTCATAAAAGACCTTGAGAGCTACAAGTGTAGTATCCCAAAGCAAACATACAAAACCATAAGAGGACAAGCTCTTGCAGGAGACCTTGATGGAGCCATGAGAGGCTTACAGAAGGTCCTGGAGCGAGAAAGAACAATAGACATGGAGTTGATAAAATGGAACGCATAAATCTATACAATACGGAACACTACATAGATCCAACAGCATACGCTGCCCTGGTTAAGATTGAGAAGGAACGAAGATTCAAACCTGTGGTCTACATATGCTCACCATTCGCTGGCGATACTGCTACCAATGTTGAACGTGCCAGGAGATACAGCAGGTTCGCTGTGACTAAGGGTGTGATCCCAATAGCTCCTCACCTTCTGTTCCCTCAATTCATGGATGATAATCAACCTGAAGAAAGGGAAGATGCTCTCTTCATGGGAATAGTACTCCTTTCAAAGTGCAGGGAGATCTGGGTGTTTGGAAACAAACGCTCTCCCGGGATGGTGAAAGAGATTGAGAGAGCAGAACAAAAGAACATGAAGATCAGGTACTTCAATGATCTGTGTGAGGAGACAAACAGAATCGGTGAGAAGGTTGCAGGGGAGGGATACAATGGTCAATCAAGGGTTTTTAAGGGAAATATATAAAGGTTGTAAAGACGGGTATATAACACTGAATACTATCCCTGAAAAAGAAACTTTCTGGTTCAAGGTAAATGAGCTTGATAAGGCAGAGAAAAAAGCAGCAGAGCTTGGAAAGAAAACCAACACTTTCTTCGGAGTGAACCTACGAAAAAAGCAGCTTGGCTTAGGACTAAGAGGCAGTGATCATGATATCCATTCAGTTAATGTGCTCTATGCAGATATCGATGTAAAGGGAGCAGCTCATGCAGAGACTGCTCTCCCTGAAACTAGGGAAATTGCACTTCAGTTCATGGGTAGCCTTCCAGTGAAACCAAGCATAATTGTTTGGTCAGGAAATGGTATGCATGTATACTGGCTCCTCAATGAACCATTTATCATTAGTTCAAAGCAGGAAATGGAGCAGATCAAGGACATAGTTTCCAGCTGGGGTAAACACATCAATGAAAGAGCTAAGATCTTAGGGTGGAGAATCGATTCAGTATATGACATTGCAAGAATGCTAAGGTTTCCAGGAACACTAAATCACAAACTAGAGAATAAGACTGAATGCAAGGTCATAGAATCAAATGGAACAAGGTACAGTATCGATACCTTCAAGAAATACAGTTCAACACATAAGCCAGTTGAGGAACGAACATCAGTAAAAAGAACCTCCGAGGCTTCAGCAGAAAGGGTCACTGAGAAGTGTAGCTTCATAAGGCATTGCAGGGATAAAGCTAAAACCCTCCCAGAGCCATACTGGCATGCAATGATCAGCAACCTTTCGCTAACTAAAGATGGAGATGGAGTAGTTCACGAATACAGCAAGGACTATCCCAAATACGATAAGACTGAAACGGAGAAGAGAATCCGACGAGCACTGAAAGAAGATAAGCCACACACTTGCAGTTACGTACAAGAGACCCTAGGTTTCACCTGTAATCCAAAGTGCACAGTCAAAGCTCCCATAGTTCATGGTTCTCAGTCCATGGAGGAGCTGGTCAAAGAACTGGTTGCTAAAGAGAATGTAGACATAGACGAGGTGTTTTCAGAGCAGAATATTAAGGCTATGGCCTACGCTAAGAAAAGCCTACCTGCTGAGTATACGAAGTACAAGCAGAAACTAAAGAACAAGGTTAGCATCAGAGATTTTGAAAATGCACTCAAAGCTGCAAATAAAGAAGCAGGATTCGTAATGGATCCTGATGCTGACAAACCATTAAAACTTGATGGTATAGACCTAAGAGGAGCAATCCAACCACATGGATGGGATGTAACCTTGAAGAATGGTGTTAGAAAATATTCAACTACGAGCGGGGGGACAGTTGTATCAACAATATGTCCCTCGCCTATTGTCATCTCCAGGAAGTTTGAGAACATCGATGATAACTCTTCGAAGGTGGAGCTGGCATACTTTAACAACAGAAAATGGAAGCGAATAATAACTTCACCGTCCCAGGTCTTCAACAAGAATTCCATAATGAAATTTGCGGACAATGGCATACAAGTAAGCTCTGACTCATCAGGAGATCTTGTAAAGTATCTGTGGGATTATGACCTAAGGAATGCCGAAGGAATACCAATAACTAAGTCCATTTCTAGGATTGGTTGGTTTGATAAATGCAATCAATTCTATCCATTCGTAACAAAAGATGAAGTCATCTATGACAGCACCAGCAAGGAAGGAACAGACATAATGGCAGCTATGCACAAGGACGGCAGCTATGAGCTCTGGAAAGAGAACGTGCTAAAGGCGAGAGAGAACCCTATTGCTAGGTTTCTAATATCAGCATCTTTTGCATCACCATTACTTGAGCCACTGAAGCATAGGATCTTCTTTGTGCATATATGGCATGATTCAAAGAGTGGTAAGACTGCTGCAGTAAAGCTTGGCTTAAGTGTTTGGGGTGATCCAAAGGTGCTTCTGGCGAGTTTTAACGCTACATCAGTAGGTCTTGAGAGAATGGCAGGAGCGCTCAATAATCTACCCTTTGCCATCGATGAACTGCAAGTGCTGAATGATAGAAGAATATCAGCGGAGACAATAATCTATGGGCTATCCATGGGATTTGGTAGGTTAAGAGGAGCAAAAGAAGGTGGGCTTCAAGATAAAACCGAATGGAACAATATCGTAGTAACCACCGGTGAACAGCCTATTTCAAAGGAGAACTCCAACGATGGAGTCTTGTCCAGGGTCCTTGAACTTTATTCAAAACCTGTGGATGATGAAGACTTCGCTCATGAACTCCACATAATAAGCGAGAATAACTTCGGTTATGGTGGAGAGGAATATCTTCGCCACATTCTTTTGAATTATGGTAAAGGCAAGAACCAGCTAAAAGACGAATACACAAAGCTTCGAGATGACATTAGCTCATATTACCACCAGAAAGAAAAGAGTAAAGCAAATAGTCAGCTTGATAATGTGGCTGTAGTTTGCCTCGGTGATTATCTGTCATCAGTCGCAGTGTTTGGAATATCTATCGATGAAGCATGGAATCAAGCGGTCCTATTGGGATATGCTGCTCTCACTAACAATAGGCAACTGGAAAAAGTGGATACAATAGAGAGAGCTTGGGAGTATGTTGAAGGCTGGCTTGTGAGCAATACCGCCAGATTTACAAACGATACGCAAGTTACATATGGCATCTGCAACGGCTCAACTTACTACATAATTCCAGCATTTTTAAGGGCTGCGTTGGAGGAAGTAGGGTTCGATTACAGCAAAGTGATCAGAGGTTTTAAGGACAGAGGGTATATCACCACGCGCAAGGATGCAAAAGGGAACACCAGGATGCAGTATCAAAAAAGAATCAATGGAAAATCGTGCAAAGTCATTGAGATTCAATTGGATCCGAGTGAAGAAAATGCAGTTCCACTCATCGTAAAAACTGAAAAATAACCACAGAATGTTACCGTTGTTTCCTTTGTTTCCATGTTTTTCCGGACACATAAGTATATATATGTATGATTAGATAAAACGTACGTGTAATTTAATGTGCTCCTATACGAGGTGTGTGTACACATAAAATGAGGTAACAGAGGAAACATATATATAATAATAAAGGATAATTAATAATATATGTTAGAAAAACAGGTCGTGGCGAAAATCCTTAAATACCTTAAGTCTCAACCTAAATGCTTCTGTTGGAAGGAGCATGGTGGTATGTACGGAACTACTGGAATCCCTGACATCATCTGTTGTTACAGAGGAAACTTTGTGGCCTTTGAAGTTAAAACAGAGAAGGGAAGACTAACCAAACTGCAGTCAGTTTCTCTTGAAAAGATAAATGAGGCTGGCGGCAAAGCTTACAAAGTTACAAGTTTGGATGAAGTGAGAGCAATCTTGAAAAACTTGGAGGAATGCGAATGGATGTGAAAAAATATTTGAGTCAAGCGTACTTTCTGGACCAGAAGATCAACATGAAGCTGAGTCAGAAAGAAGAGTTGAAAGCTAGAACAATGCGAATAACATCAAGTCTTAGAGAAGATCGGGTAAGTTCGAGTAAACAGAAAAGTCCAATGGAGAATACCATTGTGAAGATGGTGATGCTTGAACAAGAAATAAATAGGGATATCGACAAGCTTTATGAACTAAAGAACGAGATGGAGTTATTCGTCCTAGAGATTGAAGATCCGCTTCATAGGGCAATAATTGACTTCAGGTATATCAAGAACAAACAATGGGATGAAATCTCAGAGTTGCTTGGATACCATGTAAGATGGATTTTGAAACTTCATAATCGAGCGTTGAGTGAGGCTGAGAAGGTGCTGGAGAAGCATATTCGTGTATCAAACACTGTGAATGCCATTCTTACTGAAAACGAGACAATGAGAAATAGTGTTTGAATAAAACTGGACACTAAGAGGACACTAAAAGACACCCCAAGCTGTGATAATATGTAATTGTGAAAGAATTTAAATAAGCCTTGAGAGTAATCTCAGGGCTTTATTTTTGGGGAAGAAGTCTCATTTGTGAGTTAACAAGCAAAACTGGACACTAAGAGGACACTAAAAGACACTCCAAGCTGTGATAATATGTAATTGTGAAAGAATTTAAATAAGCCTTGAGAGTAATCTCAGGGCTTTAACTTTAGGGAGGAAGCTGTATGCCAAGGAAAACAATGAAGCCCTGTAAGCAGCCTGGTTGTCCGCTGCTCACTGCAGGCAAGTACTGCGATGTTCATGCCAAGCAGTCTGCAGCAACCGTGCTAAGCTCAACAGACAAAGGCTATGATGGCAGGTGGCGTAAGGTTAAGAAGAAGTACCTTGAGTCACACCCTCTGTGTGTAAGGTGCATGCAGGTTGGGTCACTGACCAAGGCAACTGTGGTTGATCACATCATACCTCATCGAGGTGATATGATCCTCTTCTGGGATGAGACCAACTGGCAACCATTATGCACTCGGTGTCACAATCGAAAAACGCGAGTAGAAGATATGCATATTTTATACAAATACTGAAATCGTTACATGAGGGGTAGGGGGTTGAAAACCCTTGGGGCTCAATGGGTTTCGAACGCGCGTTCCCAACGCGTGAATTTTCGCGAAATTTCATAAGGGGGGTATCGCAAAATGGTGTTGGAATTAACCTTAAGCCTTGTGGTACAAGACATTTGAAATTTGAAGTTTTGCGTAATAGTTCAAGATAAAAACCCTATGTTAGGACGCTAAGGTGAGCTCAGAAGTGAGCCAACCGAGGCGTTTTTTGTTTCTGGTGAGGTGAAGAACATGACTGATGAAGAACGACAAAAGATAACTGAACTAAGGGTAAATGGCTTCGGATACAAGGCAATCGCAGCAGCAATGGGAATGAACCGGAACAATGTGCGAAGCTTCTGCCAGAGGCATGGCATTGGTGGCAGTTCGGTTGTTGTGACATTGAACCTTGAGGAACAGAAGAATTCATCCCTGATCTGCAGGCACTGCAATAAAAAGCTTACTCAGTCATCAACTGGGAGAAAGCGTAAGTTCTGCTCGGAAGTGTGTCGTCGGAACTGGTGGCAGCTCCACCCAGCGTACCGGAAGCCTAAGGAGACAGCATTCAAGAAGATAACCTGTGGCCACTGCGGAACTGAATTTGAGAGCTATGGAAGCTCTGACAGAAAGTACTGCAGCCATAACTGTTATATCAAATCTAGATTTTGGAGAGATGAGAATGGAGTTTAAGAAACTAAGAATAGATGAGCTAATACCAGCCAGTTACAATCCCAGGAAGAAGCTGAAGCCTGGTGACAGTGAGTTTGAAAAAATCAAGAATAGCATAAAGGAGTTCGGTTATGTTGACCCTGTGATAGTCAATAAAGACAGGACAGTCATTGGTGGCCATCAAAGGATCTCGGTTCTTAAGACTCTCGGAGTCGAGGAGATTGATTGCGTGGTCATCGACATAGATAAGACAAAGGAGAAGGCACTTAATGTAGCTTTGAATAAGGTATCAGGTTTCTGGGATGAGAGCCTACTCGCTGATCTTCTCAAGGACCTTGAAGGTCTCGATTATGATCTTAAGTTCACTGGATTCGATCCACCAGAGATAGATGAGCTGTTTACTAAGCTCCACGACAAAGATGTCAAAGATGATGACTATGATGTGACTAAGGCTCTGGAGGAAGCAACATTTGTTAAGCTTGGAGAGGTTTGGCAGTTAGGTAGGCATAGGATCATGTGTGGAGATGCCACCAAGCCAGAAGATGTAGCTAAGCTAATGGATGGGAAGACAGCGAACCTTGTAGTTACGGACCCGCCTTACAATATCTCTTACGAAGGCTCCAATGGACTGAAGATTGAGAACGACAGCATGCAGGACAAAGATTTCTTTGAATTCCTACTCTCCGCATTTAAGAACATGACTTCCCACCTTGAACCGGGTGGATCAGCATATGTATTCCATGCAGACACTGAAGGTTTGAATTTCAGAAAAGCTTTCATCGAAGCAGGATTTCATTTAAGCGGAGTATGTATATGGGCAAAGAACACATTCACATTAGGACGATCACCATATCAGTGGGGACATGAACCAGTCATCTATGGATGGACTAAAGGTGGTAAGCACCGGTGGTACAGCGACAGGTCACAGAGCACCATCTGGAATTATGATAAACCTAAGAAGAACGACATCCATTGCACTATGAAACCAATCCCACTTCTATGCTATCCAATTAAGAACAGCTCACAGGTCAATGGTATTGTCCTTGATACTTTCTCAGGTAGTGGAAGTACAATAATTGCTTGTGAGCAGACTGACCGTGTAGGGTACGGGATGGAGGTTGATCCCAAGTACGCATCAGTAACAATCAAGCGATTTATCGAGGCTACCGGATCAGATAATGAGGTGTTCCTCCTGAAGGATGGTAATAAGATCAAGTTCTCCGAAGTTGTAAAAGAACTGCCAGGTAAGTCATGAATTAACTTGCTATAACCTGTGTTTAGAGTGATATATACACTACCAAGAAAACACAGGAGGTATTGAAAATGGACAAGAAGGAAGTTATCAAGGCAGTTGAGGAGAAGCTGGGAACAAAGGCTAAGTACAAAGGAGCTCCAACCTTCAGCTACGAAATTACAGACGGGAAGACAACCTACACGATCACAAGATCCGGAGAGGTTCTTGATTCTAATGGGGTGGAGGGATTCCTTGAGAGCATACTGAACAGCGAATCAGGTGAGGATGAGATAACATTCACAGAGCGAGAGCTTATGGGTGAGAGTCCAGCAACTCAGAAGGGAGCAATTGTGATTAGTCTCCAAGGCCACACCGGAGCAACGATTCGGAACCTTATCAACATGCTCACCAGCAAGCAGAAGCTTCTGGCTCTTGCCCTGGGCCTTGACTGGCAGCCTGTTGGGGCCGGTGTTGCCGAAGAACTGGCAGAGGCCAAGGTAACGGATCTGAAGGAACTTGAAGCGAACCTGGAGCCTTTAGGGCCCCGTTTTAAGGGCTTCCAAATCAATCTAAGTGGGCCAGCTCCCATTGCAGAATTTAGCATGGATGGTATCAGCGAGGCTAAAGTCAAAGCACTGAGAGAAGTCTTAAAGGCTGCAGCGAACCAGGCCAGGCAACAGAAGTATGCTTCATACAAAGCCTCACAGGATGACAACCCAAAGTACGCACTGAGAGTATGGTTAATCAGGTTAGGGCTCAACGGCGCTGAGCACAAGGAAACTAGAGCAGCTATTCTTAAAGGCCTTGAAGGCAACTCAGCCTTTAGAGGAGTAGAACCAAAGATAGAGAAATAGACATAGAATAGATTGGAGCCTTCGGGCTCTTTTCTTATTGGAGGGAGGTGATTAACATGGCGACAAGAGGAAGAAAGCCCAAGCCAACTGCTATAAAGGTCCTGGAAGGAAATCCAGGAAAGCGAGCACTAAACGAATATGAACCAAAACCAGATAAGAAGATGCCCAAGTGTCCTGTGTGGCTTGATGCTGAAGCCAAGAAGGAATGGCGAAGGACAGGTAAGCTTCTTGAGACCATGGGAGTCCTCTCTGAAGTGGATATGGCAGCCTTCGCTGGATACTGTCAGGCCTATGCCAGGTGGAAGGAAGCAGAGGAGTTCATAACCAAGCATGGAACCATAGTAAAGACTCCTTCAGGCTATTGGCAGCAGGTACCACAGGTTTCAATAGCTCAGACTTACCTTAAGATAATGAATAGGTTCTGTGAGCAGTTTGGCCTTACTCCTTCAGCGAGGAGTAGAATCGTCACTGACAAGCCACTAGAGAGTGACGATCCAATGGAGCTCCTTCTTCTAAAGGGAGGTGCTGGAGATTGACATATGTGATCATTGAAAGAGAGTCCTATATTACAGGCTACACCAGAAATGGTGTGGCTTTTACTTTTGATAAGGCGGATTACGATAAGGTCAGAAAGCACAGCTGGCACCTATCAAAGAAGGGGTACATTTCAACCAAGAGAAAAGGTATGGTTGTTCCACTTCACAAGGTGATCCTTAAATATCCATCCTGGATGGAAGTGGATCATATCTCAAGGGACAGGCTAGACAACAGGAGAACCAACCTAAGAGTGTGTAGCCATCAGGAGAACTGCTTCAATCAGAGCCTCAAGAAGACAAACACCTCAGGGTACATTGGAGTAAGTAAGGCCAAGCGTGAGAATGCCTTTGAAGCATACATACATCTCTGTGGGAGGAAGTACCACATAGGGACCTTCGAAGATTCTAGGCTGGCAGCTAAGGTTAGGGACAATGCAGCATTAATGTTATTTGGTGAGTTTGCTTCTCTCAATTTTCCAAAAGAATGCGGTGAGATAACTGACTAACAAGAAAAGCGATCTGTTTGTCCCAACAAAGTTTATGCTGCCAACATCAACCTACATGTCTGAAAGGGCAGATCATACTGTAAGGTTCATTGAGAATCTGAGACACACAAAAGGTGAATGGTACAATCAGCCATTCAAGCTCCTCCCATGGCAGGAGACAATAATCAGGAACATATTTGGAATCATCAAGCCAAACGGATTCCGGCAGATAACAACTGCCTATGTTGAGATTGCCAAGAAGCAAGGTAAGACTGAACTAGGTGCTGCCATTGCCTTGTACATGTTAACAGCAGACGGAGAGCGAGGAGCAGAAATCTATAGCTGCGCTGCAGACAGAGCGCAGGCCAGCCTTATCTACAACGTGGCAGTAGATATGATCTCATTAAGTCCGGCTCTAAAGAAAAGACTGAAGGTCGTAGCTTCACAAAAGCGAATCGTGTATCCAGCAATGAACTCTTTCTATCAGGTGCTTTCAAGCGAAGCGTACTCAAAGCATGGAATCTCACCAACAGCGGTGCTCTTTGACGAGACACATGTAGCCAACAGGGAGATGATGAATGTCATGCTGCATGGTGCATCTGATGCAAGGAGGCAGCCAGTGAACTTCCTGATCACCACTGCAGGTAATGACTTCAACAGCATTGGCTATGAGCTTCATCAGAAAGCTATGGACATACTGGAAGGTCGAAAGGTGGATCATACATTCTATCCAACCATCTATGCTGCAGATGAAAATGACGACTGGACAAATCCTGAAGTTTGGAAGAAAGCAAATCCCAGCCTTGGGATAACAGTTCAAGAAGACAAGATCAAAATTGCCTGTGAAAATGCCAGGCAGAATGCTGCAGAGGAGAATCTTTTCAAACAGCTAAGACTGTGTATTTGGGTTAAGCAATCGGTCAGGTGGATGCAAATGCACCACTGGGATGAATGTGACTTTGAAGTTAAACCAGAAGAACTTGTTGGTCGTGAGTGTTTCGCTGGTCTAGACCTTTCAAGCTCCATAGACATAACAGCATTTGTTCTTGTGTTCCCACCAAGGACCGAAGGAGAGAAATACATAATACTGCCATATTTCTGGATCCCTGAGGATAACCTTCAGAACAGAGTAAGAAGGGACCATGTTCCCTATGACACCTGGGAGATGCAAGGATTCATAAAAACAACAGACGGGAATGTAGTCCATTATGGTTACATAGAAAACTTCATTGAGGAACTTGGTACAAAGTACAACATAAAGGAAATTGCCTTCGACAGATGGGGAGCAGTACAGATGGTCCAGAACCTTGAAGGCATGGGCTTTACTGTTGTTCCCTTTGGCCAAGGTTACAAGGACATGTCTCCCCCTACAAAGGAGCTAATGAAGCTGACACTAGAGAAGAAGATAGCTCATGGAGGTAATCCTGTGCTCCGCTGGATGATGGACAACATTTTTGTCAAGACAGATCCAGCCGGCAACATAAAGCCGGACAAGGAAAAAAGCACTGAAAAGATTGACGGAGCAGTTGCCCTGATCATGGCATTGGATAGGGCTATAAGAAACGAGATAAAGGGCAGCGTCTACGATGAGCGAGGGATACTCACTCTTTAAACTTATACATAAATCTCAAGATTAACTTGCTATATATAGCTTTTAGAGTGATATATGTAATAACGAGATAAGCGAGGAGGGATTATGTATGAAAAAAGGTGATTTCCTAATCACAAAGAATGGAAAGGCAGTCTGCAAAATCATTGGTAAATGGGGAAGTGACTTCATTCTTGAGAACATCAACGAAGAGAATCAAGATTTGATGCTGTATGGAGAGACAGAGCTTCAGAGCCTAATCGAAGAAGGTACATTCCGAAGAATGCACCCAATAGGAATCAAGGTACAGAACAGCAAAGCAGTTGAACTCTTGAAAGGACTTATCGAGATGGTTGAAGGAGACCTGGAGACAATTGGTAAGAAGGTCAACATCACTGCTCAGAAGTATGCAAGCAACATCCTTGAAGAACTAAGAAGTGCCTTGGAAGAGTTGGAGGAAGAAAGATGAGCGACAGGTTTTTCACTCAGACACGCTGCGATAGGTGCCATAAGGAACTTAAGGATGGAAGGACAATGTCAATTTTCAACACAGACTGCATTTGTACGGAATGTATGATTAAGGAGACTAAGGACAAGGACTACAAGAAGGCGGTGGAGGCTGAGAATGCTGAGATTAGGAAAGGTAACTTCAACTACGAAGGAATCCGAGGAGGAAAGCGCAATGGCTAAGGCTGTTTTCTTAAGGAAGTCGGTTGATATAACAGAGCTCAAGTCGAGGGCCACAAGGCCCTCTGAAGGCATACAGTATGTCATCGAAGAGATTGTAGAGCTGACCCAAGATGAATATGACAACTTTGCAGCTAACCTCTTGGACGATTATCTCTTCATCGAGCAGAACTTACATGCAATGTATGTGGACACTAATGGTGTTTACCATTGTATTTATGTAAAAGCAGAGGGAGCTAAGGAAGGGATCCTTATTGAAAGTGAGGGGTACAGCTACGCCAGATATGCTGCCTATCATTCAGAACCAGGCTTTCTAACAGACAAGATCAAGGAGCAAATTTTGGACATCAGAGATTCAGGTAAGTACAACCTATTTGATGTCTATGGTGTCCAGAAGGAAGCTTATATAAGCGGATACTACGAACTCGCAGTCTTTATGGATGAACATAAGAAGGAGTATGCGGAGTTTATACTATACGGAAAGAGATAGAATATAGTCTGGAGAATATGATTGTGCTATACTATTCTCAATCAGTAGAATAATATGTTTGGATTGGAGATACTATGGCTGAGTTACTAACTATTCAAAACTTAATTTTAAGTGGAGCAAGTCTATTTCTTGGAGCTCTACTCAGTTCATATTTTTCATGGTTATATTTTAAGAAGCAGAAGAGAGCAGAAATTCAAATTGATGAAGCAAAAGCTATCCACAACCAAATTTTCAAAGTTAATGCTCAATTTGCGGAAATCCATGATCTGCTAATAAAATACAAAAATTTTCACACCTCTAATAATCAAAAAACTGGCTTAATAAGTAAGGAAGAATTGCTTAACAGAATGAATGTACTTGCCAATGAATTATTTAATACAGGGAAACTGTTCAACTATGCAAAGTATATACTTAACGTTAACACAAAGGCAATTGCGAAACTTAATAATGACTGGGTAGCAATCTTCGAACAAGAGATTGAGAGTCAGCAAATTGAAATAGACCGTGTAGACAACATTTTGAATTTTATCAAGCAGGCTGAAGACATTTTGAATGATGAGAACTTAAGGATAATATATATTTCGAATTCCAATATTTATACATCCCTTCAAAAACTGAAATACATACTCAATGCCTATAAAGACACAAATAATAAGCGCAAACAAATACCTAAATGTGTAGAAAATGCATTAATAAAATTTGCTGCTTGGTTAGACTGAATAGCATCTCGAAAGAGGTGCTATTTTAAACGCCTACTTTACGGAAATGAATAGTAAAAATAATAAACAATATAATAAAAATAAAATTAAAATAATAAAAATAGTTGACAAGGTACGGGCATAATGTATAATGGAGTTGTAAGAAATAAATGAAGGGAAGTGTACTAAAATGACCAGCAAAGTTATCCAAGTCACCTTCACAGAATACGAGTTTCAGCACTTGACTAAAAAAGCTGATGAAGAAGGATTAACGTTATCCTTGTACATCAAGTCAAAAGTTCTGGATGATACTGAATTCAAGAACAGATTTGCGGATCTACTGAAAAGAGTAAATGGCATTCCAGATGGTACAAAATTTAATGTCAAAGCAGTATTTGGAATTGAATGGGCTGGCATAGACAAGGGCGTCAGGTTAGCACTGGGGAAAGCTTTCTATAACTACGTGGTTTCTGGAAAATTGCCAAAAATTGAAGAGATTCAGGGTAAAATAGGTTCGACTCAGTGGTACTTGTGCAAATAGTAACTATTAAGGTGAACAATTGTCTCTAAAGCGATGTTTTCTCTAATATATATGAAAAGGAGAGATTGCAATGAGTAAAGCTGAGGGAAAAGTTGGACCTTTCTTCTATATCGACGAAAATGTGATCAGTGACTCGAAAATATGGACTGAAGCAGATAACTATGGGGATTTTAAAGATTGGGGATCTCATAACGACTTCTGGAAAATAATATGCATAATTTATAAAGTGAATGATGAAGAGGAATATTCCAGAGTGCCTAGAGGCAGAGTCACTTACAACACAAAGACACGAGTTTTTCATATCTATTTGAATCCTGATATAAACAATGAGAGAGTGTTAACCTTGATTTTGGAAGAATATTGTTTGAAGGGATTCCAATACAAAATTGACGATACTGATTTACATTACAAGATATATACTCCTAGTGAATTTGATGAGTTAATGAATAACAGCGAGGAGGGATAGTGCAATGACTAAGGAACAAGAGCTTATGGACTACTTAGACATGAAGGTATTTAATCCTGTGTTGACTTCAAAGACTGCACCAAAGGAATTGAAGCGTGGTATTAATTTGACAATCATGCGGATGAAATCACTAACAGCTGAAAAGATGGTTCAGTATTTTTGGTCGGCAATAATTGGTACGGAAAGGAGTATTGGATTCGCGAAGCTTATGAAAGATGCAGAATTTATTAGGTTTGAAGATGTTCTAGAAGAGTTTAGGTTGAAATTCGATGACAAATGGTTAAAATCCTGATAATTTTGGAGGTGTTGGCTTTTTTATAATAATAAAATATACTTCTTGCATCTCGGAAGAGGTGCTTTTTTCATGCCATTTTTAGGAGGAGTTTCTAATGCAAATACCAATATTCGGAAGGTTATTCAGGTCAAGAGATAAGCCAATCGCAAATACATACTATGGCAGCAATTACAGCTTCTTCTTCGGAAGTACAAGCAGCGGAAAGACAGTAAACGAGAGGACAGCTATGCAGACAACAGCGGTATACGCATGTGTAAGGATCCTCGCGGAGACGATTGCCAGCTTGCCACTACATGTTTATGAGCACACTTCAAACGGTAAGGAGAAGGCCTTAGATCATAGGCTTTACAGAATCCTCCATGATGAACCGAATCCTGAGATGACTTCATTTGTGTTCAGAGAAACACTGATGAGCCATCTTTTACTTTGGGGCAATGCTTATGCACAGATCATTAGAGATGGTAGAGGGAATATGCTATCACTGTATCCGCTTCTCCCAGATCGCATAGTTGTCGACAGAAACTCCAATGGAGACCTGATCTACGAATACAGGAATGAATCAGGTTCAATCAAACTCAGACGCGAGGATGTGCTGCACATTCCAGGGCTTGGGTTTGACGGTCTAGTTGGCTATTCACCGATAGCCATGGCAAAGAGTGCTGTTGGTATGGCTATAGCAACTGAAGAGTATGGAGCTACTTTCTTTGCTAATGGAGCTAATCCAGGAGGAGTACTCGAGCATCCCGGTGTGGTTAAGGACCCGAAGCGAGTAAGGGATAGCTGGAACGCAGTCTATCAGGGCAGCAGCAATGCACATAGGGTTGCGGTCCTTGAAGAAGGAATGAAGTTCCAGAGCATAGGAATACCGCCTGAACAGGCACAGTTCCTGGAGACAAGGAGGTTTCAGACTGAGGAGATATGCAGGATATTTCGGGTACCTCCACATCTGGTGGCATCGCTTGATAGAGCTACATTCTCAAATATTGAAAATCAGTCGATTAGTTTCATAGACAACACAATAATTCCCTGGGTATCAAGGCTTGAGCAATCCATGCAAAAGGCCTTGTTTTCATATGATGACAAAAAGAAGTACTTCGTTAAGTTCAACCTAAACGGAAGGCTTCGAGGTGATGCTGCTTCCAGGGCAAGCTTCTACCAGACCATGCGACAGAACGGAATAATGTCAGCCAATGACATAAGAGAGCTGGAGGAGATGAACTTGATACCGGAGGAGCTTGGAGGCAACAAGTACATGGTAAATGCTGCAATGATGGATATGGCAAGTGTACCTAACCTAATGGAATTAGATGCTGAAGGAGGTGAGAAAGAAAATGAAAGTGAAGTTTTGGAACTTCATGGAAGGGAGCGAAAGCCGAACGCTATACCTTGAAGGAGCAATTTCAAGCGAAACTTGGTACGGGGATGAGGTGACGCCGAAGATGTTCAAATCAGAGTTAATGAACGGAAGTGGTGACATAACCGTATGGATCAACTCTCCAGGTGGCGACGTCTTTGCTGCAAGCCAGATTTACAACATGTTGAAGGAGTATCCAGGGAATGTGACAGTGAAAATTGACGGCCTTGCTGCAAGCGCAGCCTCAGTCATTGCGATGGCTGGAAGTAAGGTCATGATGTCCCCGGTCTCAATGCTCATGGCGCATAATCCAATGACCATGGCATTTGGAGATGCGTTGGAAATGGAGAAGGCTATTGCAATGTTGTCTGAAGTTAAAGAAAGTATTATCAATGCTTATGAGCTGAAGACAGGTTTATCAAGAACAAAGATATCTCACTTCATGGATGCTGAAACTTGGTTCAATGCAAAAAAAGCGGTAGAGCTTGGTTTCGCTGATGAAATTATGTATGAAAAGGACAGCCCAGAGTCACATACCATTGAAGGTGCTGTATTCAGCAAGATGACTGTACTTAACTCTTTGAAGGAGAAGTTTCCTGAGAAGGAAAAGGAAAAGAAAACTGCAATAGTTGAACTTGATAAGAGACTAAGTCTCTTGAAATATTAGGAGGATTTGAATGAATAAGATATTGGAACTAAGAGAGAAAAGAGCGAAAGCATGGGATACAGCGAAGGCATTCCTTGATGCAAAGAGAGGAAACGACGGACTTATTTCAGCAGAAGACACTGCAACCTACGACAAGATGGAAGCTGATGTTGTTAACCTTGGAAAGGAGATTGATAGACTTGAAAGGCAGCAGGCACTGGACCTTGAGCTTTCTAAGGCGGTCAATACCCCAATAACTATGAAGCCAAATGGTGGAATGGAGATGAAGACCGGAAGAGCAACTGATGAGTATAAAGCTGCTTTCTGGAAGGCTTTGAGAAGTAAGAACAGCTTTGATATCCAAAATGCGCTGCAGATAGGCACTGACAGCGAAGGTGGATACTTAGCACCGGACGAGTTTGAAAAGGTCCTTATACAGGCACTTGAAGAGGAGAATCTGTTCAGAAGCCTTGCAAAGATCATAAACACATCTTCAGGTGATAAGAAAATACCGATTGTCGCATCGAAGGGGACAGCGTCATGGGTTGAAGAAGAAGCGCCAATTCCTGAATCAGATGATTCCTTCGGACTTGTATCAATCGGGGCTTATAAACTAAGTACTATGATCAAGGTTTCCGAGGAACTGCTTAATGACAGTGTATTCAACCTTGAGGCATACATAGCAAAGGAGTTTGCAAGAAGGATAGGAGCCAAAGAAGAGGAAGCCTTTTGCGTAGGTGATGGTTCAGGAAAGCCAACAGGAATATTCAATGCAACTGGTGGAGCAACACTTGGTGTAACTGCAGCTGCAGCAACGGCAATTACAGCGGATGAGATAATTGACTTGATGTATAGTCTTAAATCGCCGTACAGAAAAAATGCAGTATTTGTCACGAATGATGCGACTGTTAAGGCCATAAGAAAATTGAAAGATGGCAACGGGCAATATATATGGCAACCATCGCTAGTTGCTGGAACTCCTGACACTATACTGAACAGACCTGTGAAGACTTCAGCTTATGTGCCTACCATAGCATCAACTGCAAAGACCATAGCCTTTGGCGATTTCGGATACTACTGGGTTGCTGATAGGCAGGGTAGATCCTTTCAGAGACTTAATGAGCTATATGCTGCTACAGGTCAGGTAGGATTTAAGGCAACTCAGAGGGTAGATGGAAAACTCATACTGCCTGAGGCCATAAAGGTCCTCCAGCAGAAAGCGTAGGTGAAGGAATATGAGTAACGTTAAGAATTACACCGAGCAGGGTGGAGAAAAGACAGTGATAGGAGGAGAGCTTGAAATCGTAACGGGTGGGAAGCTCTCTTTCTCTGGAAGTGAAATGAAGCCTGCAGTTTTGCAGGCTGACAGTGTAGCTTCCACTGTGGCTGGAGTGGTCGTTGATCTGAATGCATTAATAGCAAAACTTAAGGGTGCAGGTCTAATGCTTTCTGAGTGATTGTCTGGATTGGGGACTTAAAGTCTCGAGAATTATACTTCGTTAACAGATAGACAATCCTGTTATTCTCAAGATGCTTTATGATATGATTAGTTTTGGAATGGATTGTGCATAAATATTAATTGGGAGTGATGACGATTGGTTGGAAAAGATAAGACCAGAATATTGTTGACTTTGCCACTAGACTTAAAAGAAGAACTAAAGAAAGAAGCTGATAGCGTTAACAGAAGCTTGAATAATTATATTTTGACATTGCTGCTACAGAACAAAAAATGATGCTCAAGAGACCGGTAAGGTCTCTTTTTATATGCATAAAAGGTGGTGAGTGTGTTGGTTACGCTCGAAGAGGCAAAGCAGTTTTTGAAAATAGATGGAGATGAGGACAATGCACTCATCTCCTCTTTCATTAGTTCAAGTGAAGAAATATGTGAAAATATTCTAAGATTCCCACTGTCAGAGTTAACGGTTGTTCCTGAGTCAATTAGGCAGGCAGTTCTATACTGCATTGCTAACCTATACGAGAAGAGGGAAGATCTGAATATGAAGGAAGTCATCAATGTGATGATTGGTCTACTAAGCCCATACAGGAAAGATGGGTGGTAATCATGACCATTGGTGAAATGAGACATAGGATAACAATTCAGAGAGTCACAATATCAACGAATGAGAATGGGTACGAGGTAGAAACTCCTGAAGTAATTAAGGAAGTGTGGGCCAAGGTGGCGAACCTTCATGGGAAGGAATACTTTGCAGCTAAGGCAGTACAAGCTGATAATACAGTGAAGTTCACCATAAGGTATATGAGTGGGCTTGACCAGTCAATGCAGATCCATTTTCAAGGCAAGGTCTACAACATTACCGCCATCGATAACATCAAGTGTCGAAATGAGTATATCGAGATTCAGGCTAAGGAGGTAGACTCCAATGGCTAAAATCTCACTTGAAGGAATGCAGGAACTTATTGATAAGGTTAATAAGATTGGCGATATAGGTGAGGCCATTAAGAAAAGTGCCTTAAGTAAGGCTGGTGACCTTGTTAAGAACAGCATGGAAGGAAAAGCGCCTAGATCCAAGGATACAAAGAAGCATATGGCAGACAATATAAAGGTATCCAAGAAAGAGAAGGGTGACGGGATAGATTTTGTGAGCATTGGTCCAACCAAGGATGATGCATCAGAATTCTTCTATTCGAAGTTTACTGAATTTGGCACATCAAAGATTCCGGCTCAGCATTGGGCTGAAAAGTCACTTAAGGAAAACCAAAGTGAAATTAATAATGTGATAAGAGAGGAACTTGAAAGGGGGCTAAAGGAGTTTGAATAAAAAGATATTAGATGCTCTTACTCCTCTTGGAGTCACTGTGAAATTCCAGAAGCATTCAGGAGCAGCAAGCCAATACATTACATTCCATGAATACTTCCAAGTAGGTGAAGCATACGAAGACGATGAGGAAAGCCTGACAGGAAGATATTTACAGGTTGATATATGGTCAAAGATTGATTATGAAATCCTAGTAATTCAAGTGAAGAATCAGATGAAGAACGCTGGTTTTACTCGAATAGACGAAGCTGATCTCTATGAACCAGATACCAGGATTTACCATAAGGCGCTTAGATATTACTACCTAGAAGAAAGAGAGGGATAAAATGCCTAGACAAATAGGACTTAAAGATATTCACATCGCTACTGTAACAAAGGACGACGGCACTGGCGCAACATATGGAGTTCCAGAGAAGCTTGAGAGAGCGATTAGTGCTAAAATATCACCAAAAGTAAACTCAGAAAACATCTACTCTGATGATATTGTGGAGGACGTTATTTCAGCATTTGACAGTGTGGAAGTTGAGATAGAGCTGAACCAGCTTTCCTTGACAAGTAGAGCCACGCTCCAGGGAGCAAAGGTAGTTAAGGGTGTTCTCATTGAAAGTAAGGATGATATACCACCGACCATTGCCATGGGATTCAAATCAAAGAAGGCCAATGGGAAGTACAGGTTTGTATGGCTTCTAAAGGGTAAGTTCGAGCTGACATCTGATGAGTTTGACACTGAAGCAGGGAAGCCTGCACCTAAGAGCTCAAAGCTTAAGGGTGCGTTCTTTGCCAGGGACTTCGATGGTAACTATAGGTTCATTTCTGATGAGGACGAAGTTGGTGCGGATCCAACAATAATCTCTGGATGGTTCACAGGAGTTCCTGCAGAGCCTACTGAAACCCCGTAATTTCAGAAAATTATATGGCTCGAAGCTAGACTATCTTTTGTTATCATACTAATCATGTTAATTTATGATTATAATAGAAATATATGAACTCAAGGATTAGTAATATACGACGATGTTTTAATTCATAGTATAGCCTTGATTTGAGTTGATTAATGTTGTGCTAAGATAGCAAGGGGGCTACGTTAATTGCAAACACTAGAGTCATTAAAGAGTATATTTAAAGACAGGGTATTTAAAATTCCAGATTACCAGCGAGGATATGCCTGGCAAGAGAGACAATTAAAGGATTTCTGGGAAGATATTGTAAACCTTCCGGATGACAGATTTCACTATACTGGGTTATTGTCACTGAAACAAGTTGCAAAAAAAGACTATGAATCAAAGAATTGGACATCTGAAAGATGGCTAATCCAAGATAGAGCGTTTAGGCCATTCCATATTGTAGATGGACAGCAGCGACTCACTACATTTGTTATCTTTATTAATGAAATACTTAACTTAATAAAGTCGTTACCGGAAAATGCAGATAAGACCGATGAAAATATCTTTATTGGGACATTTTCACTGAAGCAAATAAAAGAAGAGTACCTAGTGGTTCAGATGCCTCCAAAGTATATTTTGAATACTTACAAGTTTGGCTATGAAGAGGACAATCCTAGTTTTAAATATCTTAGGCATAGGATTTTGGGGGAGCCTGATGGAGGCAGTATCACAGAAACTTTCTATACATTAAATCTGGAAAATGCAAAGCGGTTTTTTAAAGATAATCTGGCAAATTATTGTAAAACATATGGGATTTCAGAGCTTGAACTGCTTTTTAAAAAAGTAACTCAAAATCTAATGTTTAATATGCATGAAATTGGTGACGATTTTGACGTTTTTGTTGCATTCGAAACAATGAATAATCGTGGTAAAAAACTCTCAAATCTTGAGCTTCTCAAGAATAGATTAATATATTTGACCACGCTTTACGAGCCGTATGAAATTACGGATGATGAAAGGGCGGTTCTACGAGACGATATTAATAATGCATGGAAGGATGTTTATTATCAGCTGGGAAGAAATAAGCAAAAACCCCTTTCAGACGATGATTTCCTAACTGCACATTGGATTATGTATTTTCAGTATACAAGGCAAAAGGGAGATGACTATATTAAATATCTTCTTGAAGAAAAGTTCTCTCCACAAAATATTTTCAATAAGACTGAAGTTAAGTTGGATTCAATTACAACCATAACAGAAGTAAGAGATCAAGTTGGTGAGGAAGAAATAGAAGAAAATGGTATTGATGATAAGCCGATTTTTCAATCGAAACTTTCCCCGAAAGAAATCTCGGATTATGTGAAGAGCCTTCAGTCAGCAGCAGTACACTGGTATAATTCATTTAATCCACTAAATAATTCAGAACTCACTGCAACTGAACAACTTTGGCTTGATAGACTTAACAGAATTGGAATTGCCTATTTTAGGCCCCTTGTTGTTGCATCATATCTCAGATCGGATATCAATTCTCGAAGCAGGGTGAAGCTATTCAAGGAGATTGAGAGATTCATATTCATAGCTTTTAGGTTAGGCCGAGCATTTTCTTCTTATAGAAATAGTGAATACTATAGGCTTACTAAACTACTTCGTAGTGGAAATGTAACCATTGACTACATATGCAATACTCTACGTAGTCGTGTTGAAGACTGGATGAGTCCGGCAACTGCATTTGATACGCAATCGTTCAAGACCTATATTGCTAGAAACTATAAGAACGGCGGTGGTGGTTTTTATTGGTGGAATGGGCTGCATTACTTTCTTTATGAGTATGAGCAAGAAAAGGTTAGGCAAAACGGCAATCCCAAAATTGACTGGACCTTATTTGTGAAAAGTGAGAAAGACAAAGTATCAATTGAACATGTATATCCGCAAACTGCTGATAATCCATATTGGAATAAAGCATTTAAAAAATATAATGCACAGCAAAAGGTTTATCTGACTGGTTCATTGGGGAATCTATTGCCATTGTCGAGCAGTAAGAACTCTAGTCTTCAAAATGATAGTTTTCCTGACAAGAAGTCACCAAAGGGAAAATCACACAAAGGCTATACAGATGGCTCTCACAGTGAAATTGAAGTAGCTGCTTATAAGGATTGGGATGCTAATGCCGTTTTAGAGCGTGGGTTGCTCTTGCTTGATTTTATGGAAAAAAGATGGGATATTAAATTCACTTCTAATGAGGACAAGAAAGATGTGTTGTTCCTTAACTTCATAAAATAAAAAAATACATACGATATGAATAATGAAAGGATTTGCGATAAGTAAGTCCTTTTTTCTTTGGGAAAATCAGAAGGAGGATACGAATTGAAAGGCAAAGAGTTGAAGGACAAGGGTATCAAGTTTACCCTTAATGAAAAGGATTATGAGCTTAAATTTAATTTGAACACATTCTGCGAGCTGGAGGACATATATGGAGACCTGAACAAAGCTTTTGAAGATCTTCAGAGGATGAAGATCAAGGCTGTGAGAGCCCTGGTATATGCTGCAGTTAAGGTTGAGGATGATTCGGTAACTTTGAAAAGCGTTGGTTCACTTCTAGGCTTAGATGATCTTGAAAGGCTCGGAACAGTAATTAATAAAGCTTTAAGCATAGCAATGCCTGAGGTTGATGAAACCTCGGGGGAAGTGAAAGCCACTCAGGTTCCATAGATTGGAGTTGGGAGTGGCTTTACTATTTGGGGACTGTGATCCTCAAGATGACAGAGGAGCAGTTCTGGAAAAGTACTCCACGTAAGCTACATGGGCTGTTCAGAATCTACAAGGCAGTAAATGGCATTGATGACAACAGCGTCGACACAATTGACAATATTCCATTGTAAAGGAGGTGGTAAATTTGGCTGGAGGAAGCAGTACAGTAGTAGCAAGAATAGGACTTGATGATACAGGATTCCAGGAAGGAGTCAATAAGATCCAGAGAAGCCTTAAGCTTGTGCAGAGCGAATTTACCGCAGCCAGTGCAAAGCTTGGTGACTTCGGGAAATCAGCTGAAGGATTGAAGCTTAAGGCTGACAGCCTGAATCAGCAGATTGAGATACAGAAGGGAAAGGTCGAAGCGCTCTCTAAGAGTTACCAGGAAAGTGTAGAGAAAAAAGGTGAGGACACCAAGGCTTCTGAAAACCTGAAGATTAAGCTTAACTATGCCAATGCTGAACTCAGCAAGATGCAGCAAGAACTGAAAGATACATCGGAGGAGCTAAAGAAGAAAACCTCTGTCTGGAACACTTTGTCTGAAGCCTTGGATAAAGCCGGCGATAAGATGAAGGCTGTCGGTGAGAAGATGCAGTCAGTAGGTAAAAACCTATCAACTGCTGTGTCTTTACCAATCCTCGGCATAGGAACCGCTGCTACAAAGATGGCTATGGATGCAATAGAATCAGAGAACCTCTTTGAAGTATCTATGGGTGGACTTGCAGGAGAGGCTAGAGGCTGGTCCGAAGAGATGTCCAAGGCGCTTGGCCTTAATGCATACAATGTAAGGAGCAATGTGGCTACCTACAACGCTATGCTGACATCTATGGGTCTTGCATCAGATGAATCGTTAGGAATGTCAGAAGGCTTGACTAAGCTGGCCTATGATATGGCATCCTTTTACAACCTTAGTCCTGATGAAGCTTTCAATAAGCTAAGAGCTGGTATTTCTGGTGAGGCAGAGCCGCTTAAGGCGCTTGGAATACTCGTTAATGACAACACAATAAAGACCTATGCATATACCCATGGAATAGCAAAGCAAGGTGAAGAACTCACCGAAGCTCAGAAGGTTCAAGCTAGGTATGGTGTGATCCTCGATTCAACCAAGAATGCCCAGGGAGACCTGGCTAGAACTATGGACAGCCCAACTAATAAGATAAGAGCAATGAAGGAACAGGCTGAGCTAATAGGAATTCAGTTCGGTCAAATACTCATACCGATACTTGAAAGCCTGATCGGCATAGTCAAACCGCTCATGGACAGTTTCCAGGGTCTCTCAAAGGAACAACAGGAGATGATTGTGAAGGTTGCCCTTGTTGCTGCCGCTGTGGGGCCAGTGATCCTTGTCATAGGTAAGGTAGTATCAATCGTTGGCGCGGCAGTGTCGGCCTTCAGTGCAGTTTCTGGGGCAATATCTGCAGCAGGAGGAGTCATAGCAATAATAACCGGGCCAATAGGAATTGCTGTTGCTGCAATCGGCGGACTCATAGCAGTGGGTGTGCTTTTGTATAAGAATTGGGACATCGTTAAAGCCACTGGAATCAGTGTCTGGAATGGAGTAACTAACACAGTA